TATTACTGCAAGCTCAAGGTAGAGATAACCCTATATCCTCCAGACAAAAGAAAGAGAGATCTGGACAACTACACCAAGGCGACTCTTGATGCCCTCACTCATGCTGGTGTATGGGATGATGATAGACAGATCGACCACCTAACAATCAAGCGAGGAATAATTGTAAAGCCTGGCTTTGTTGACATTAAAATCAAGCAGTTATAAAATGGCTATATCTTGGGGAATGTTACATGGAAGAGATAGAGATAGCAGGGGAGAGGTACGAGTACAAGAACGTAACTGACATAGCGAATCAGTTAGGCATTCATCCCTCCACTGTATATTCCAGACTAAGCCGAGGAATATCATTAGTCGAGGCACTAACGAACAGAATCATGACTAACTCAGAATCAGCTAAACGCAACAAGAAAAGATGTTGTTGGGGTCTTAAATGATTGAAAACATTGAGGAAGTAGTTAAAGAGATACGCAATCGCATTGAAAGAACAGAGCGTATGGCAGGTATCATGCCTGTACCTTGGTTGCCCATCAAAAAGAAACAGACTCGTAAGAAGCGAGTTGCTAAGGTAGTGAAGGGTAGTGATGCCTAGAGGATCAAAACCAGGTGAGCGCAGGGGCGGTAGGCAGAAGGGTACGCCTAACAAGAAGTCACAAGATGTCCAAGCAATGCTAGACAAGATGGGCTGCAACCCTCTTGAGGGTATGGCTCAAATAGCACAGGAGGCATTAGACGAAGGTGATCGCACTCTTGCTGGTCAGATGTATAAAGAACTTGCTCAGTACGTTGCTCCAAAACGTAAGGCGGTTGAGATGACGGGAGATGCAGGTGGTCCAATCGAGGTCACTTGGGCTGGTGAGTTAGCAGTAACCGAAGAATGATAGTCATCCCTTATGATCCACGCCCTCTACAGATGGAAATCCATCGAGAGTTAAAGCGTTGGAACGTGATGGTATGTCACAGGCGATTCGGTAAGACAGTTCTTGCTATTAACGAGCTAGTCAGAAGAGCATTACTGAACAAGAAGAAGGCTCCCAGATATGCTTACTTTGCTCCATTACTCAGGCAGGCTAAGGACATTGCTTGGGATTACGTCAAAGAGTTCACGCTTCCTATTCCTGGAGTCAAGTACAACGAAGCAGAACTAAGATGTGATCTCCCTAACGGAGCAAGGATCACCCTCTATGGCGTGGATCGTTCACTGGATACTCTTCGTGGCAACTACTTTGATGGCTGTATCCTAGACGAATACGCTCAGATGCCTCCTAGAATATGGGAAGTATTGGCTCCTGCTCTTGCAGATCGTAAGGGCTGGGTAGTAGTTATTGGAACCCCAATGGGGCGCAATGCCTTCTATGATCTCTACCAAATGGCGCAAGAGAATGATGATTGGTACGCGGCAATGTTCAAAGCCAGCGAGACTAACGTGCTGGACGAGGAAGAATTAACAATCCAGAAGCGCACTTTGTCTCCAGAGCAGTTTGCGCAGGAGTACGAGTGTTCATGGAGTGCTGCCGTTCAAGGTGCTTACTATTCCAAATATATAGAACAGGCTAGAGCAGACAAGAGGATCACGGATGTTCCAATCGATCCTTCGCTGCCAGTGCATACCTTCTGGGATCTAGGTGTAAGTGATGCTACAAGTATCTGGATGGTGCAACCAGCAGGACTAGAACTAAGAGTCGTAGCATACTATGAGAACAACAATGAGAGTCTCCAGCATTATATTAACTACCTTCATGATTTCCGTGATAAGCACAATATTGCTTTTGGAGATCATTTTGCGCCACATGATATTAAGGTTAGGGAGTTGACAAATGGAAAGTCTCGGCTAGAAACAGCAAGAGCAATGGGTATTCGGTTCAGGATAACTCCGAATATCAAGATAATGGATGGTATCGAGGCAGCAAGACGAATACTGCCAAGATGCTGGTTTGATGAGAAGCGATGCTCAGAAGGGATAAATGCACTACAGAACTATCGTGCTGAATATGACGATAAGAAAAAGATCTATCGTGACAAGCCACTACATGACTGGTCCTCTCACGCTTCCGATGCTTTCCGATACTTCGCTGTGGCATGGAGAGACAGAAGGGAAAGGAACAGTAAGCCAGTGCAAGCGGATCTATCCTGGTTAAATGGTAGAGCGGCATGAGATTGATTGGTACATTGCGTTCGTGGATGGAGAGGCTAGAACGTGGTGGGATCTGGTTACGAGGAAAGGGTATAGGCATTGTTTCGCATTTAGGTTTGATGGGTTTAATTGGATATTAGTAGATCCAATGTCTTGCTGGTTAGAGGTACAGGTGATGCCTTATGGTCCAGATGAAGATGTACCCAAGAAGATGGAAGAGTTAGGGCATGAGGTCTTGTATGTCAGATCTTCGAGGGAGAATAGGTTTTTGTGGAGAGGGGTGCTTACCTGTATAACGGTAATCAAACATCTCTTAGGACTAAGGGCGTGGTATGTAATCACGCCTTATCAACTAAAGAAGTATCTTTGTAAGGAGAAGTAAAATGGCTAGTCTATTTGGTGGTGGTGGTGGTGGTGGTGGCGTTCCAGAGAAGTCAGAGGCAGAGAAAGAAGCAGAGGCAGATCGTGATCGTCAGTTGCGTGCAGAAAGAGCAGCAAAGGCGAAGCGTCAGGCAGCAGGAGTAAGGCGCAGACGTGGACGCTCCCTGCTCATTTCTGGTGAAGAGAAAGGATTGTCTGAAACTCTAGGGGGCTAATATGCCTAAGTACAGTAAACAGGGCGTAGACAGCCTTATAAAGCGATTTGAGGCTTCTAAAGTCCACAGGGAGTATTGGGTATCTCATTGGAGAGAGTGCTATGAGCAGGCTCTACCGCAACGAGAGACGGTATCCCTGCATCAGCCTGGAGCCAAGAAGAACACTACGATCTATGATTCAACCGCATTAGTGGCAACACAGCGGTTTGCATCAAGGTTGCAGTCAACCCTCGTTCCTCCCTTCAAGCAATGGGCAAAGCTAGAGGCTGGATCTGTTATTCCCAAAGATCAGACAGGGGAAATCAATCAGCAACTAGAAGAGATGTCAGAGATTATGTTCTCTCACATCAATCAGTCTAATCTAGCAACAGAGGCGAATGAGGCATTTCTTGATCTGGCGGTTGGTACTGGTGCGCTTCTACTTGAGGAAGGAGTAGACGGTAATCTGCTTAAATTTACAGCAGTTCCACTATCTGAGCTGATTGTTGAGGAAGGTCCTCATGGTACGATTGAGACTGTATTCCGTGAACACTCAATGCCTGCAAGGAACATTGAGCGCACTTGGGCAAACGGCAAGCCTTCTGACCAGGTTAAACGTCAGATAGAGGAGAAGCCTGATACTCTAGTCGAGTTGATCGAGGGAACAATCTTTAATCCAGATAAGCAGACGTATGAGTTCGTTGTCATTGAGGCAGCAACTAAGCACGTTGTTTGGGAAGATTACTTTGATGTCTCTCCGTGGATTGTATTCAGATGGTCTAAAGTAGCAGGTGAGCGTTATGGACGTGGTCCTATCATGTCTGCTCTACCGGACATCAAGACTCTGAATCTGGTTGCCAAGTATGTTCTCAAGAACGCAGAGAAATCTATTGCAGGTGTCTATGTTGGCGTAGATGATGGAGTTCTTAATCCTTGGACGGTAAAGATTGCACCTGGAGTTGTTATTCCAGTGGCAGCAGAGGGTTCATTGAGTCCGCTACCTTCTGCTGGAGACTTCAATGTGTCTCAGTTCGTAATGGAAGATCTGAAAGAATCTATCCGCAAGGCTCTCTTTTACGATCAACTAGGACCAGTAGCAGGACCAACCAAGTCAGCAACAGAGATTGCAATCCGTCAGCAGGAGTTGATGAGTGATATTGGCTCATCCTTTGGACGTTTGCAGACTGAGTTCATTACGAAACTTGTACGCAGAACCATCGACATACTCAAGCGCAACGGCATTGTTCCTGATGTACAGGTAGATGGTAAGGCTATTGAGGTTCGTGTTATTTCTCCTCTTGCTAGAGCGCAGGACATGGAGGATATATCTAATCTTGGTCAGTTCATTCAGATGGCTTCACTTGCAGGACCAGAGGCAACTGCTCTTGGTGTTGATCTTGAGGCTATTCCAGAGTGGATCGGCAAGAAGATGGGTATTGATCTGGATCTTCTAAGAACTCCAGCACAGCGAGAAGAGATGAAGCAACAGGCTATGCAAGCACAGTTGGCGGCTCAGGCTGTTCAAGAGGGAGGTCTACAGGCTGTAGCATGACAGATCTAGCAGAAGCTAAGGAAAGAGCAAAGGAGATCGACTACCTGATTCGTACAGTGTTTGGTACGGAAGAGGGTAAGCGGTTGATGTTGTACCTGGAGGATAGGTTTCTAATGAAGCCAGTATGTCCAACAGGATCAAAAGAGGGGCATGGATATTGGAGAGAGGGTCAGAACGATCTTGTGCGTCAGTTCCGTGCTGCAATCAAAAGAGCAGAAATGGGAGCGTATGAATGACAGAAGAAACACTATTGGATACAGCAGAATCAGAAGAGGTTACGGCAGAGCAAGGTGAGATATGGCACTTGGCAGAAGATGTAACTGGTACTGGTGATGCTCCCGATTGGTTCAAATCTGAAAAATATAAGACAGTAGCAGATCAAGCAAAGGCGTATGCAGGATTGGAGTCTAAGCTAGGCTCCTTTACTGGTTCTCCAGAGGACGGTTATCAGGTGGAAATGCCAGAAGGTCTTGAGGGATATGTTGTTCCTGATGGCGACCCCATGATGGATTCCTTTAACGAGACTGCACAGGAATTAGGATTAAGCCAGGAAGGGTACACCAAACTGTTCCAGCTATATGTTAATGGAACA